TCTGGATTCTTTTCCGTTCTTCCGCGTCCTGCTTTGTCTTGAGTCCCTGAATACGGTTGTAATTATAGATTGCCTCTTTCTGCATCTCAGGGTCTTTAAGAAGCTCTTTATTGTCCCGCAAATATTTAAGCGGCTCCTCACTACTAAGTGCCGCTCTCATATGTTTGATACCGCCAGAAATAACAGCCTTGGCCCTCATGGCTTTATTGACAGTGACCATTGATGCCTTGGTAAGCTGACCCTCATGCGCCTTTATATACTCCTCAACCTCCTTCACAACATTCCTTTCTGGGTCTTGGTTTCTCTCTGACAACATGACCTGGATTCTGGCCTCATGTGCGGTAGAACGCATAAGAATCTTTTCTTCGTCAATTCTTTTAGAATCCCAATCATTAACCGCGCCCATAGCTTCAACCGAGCTATCAATACTATCAAGCTCTCTCTTCATCTCTTCAGGGGTAGCCGCCGCCGCGTAACTTGTAGTCGCGGCACCAATGCTAGACTTAGAGGAATCTACTACAGCGGCATCGGTTTGCTGATCCTGGTGAATACCAATAGCGTTCATATAGTCTGGCTGTCGGACCTTAATCGCCAACGCTATCCTGCGCTTCTGTCTATCGCTCATGCCATCGTGCTTCTGCTTGAACGCCTGGTGAGAAGACGAACCATCACCTTCGAGCCAATTGTCCATTACTGCTTTTTCAGACTCAAAGATATTCTTGGCATCGTGCATTTTATTGGAATACGCAGTACGCTTACGCCCTAGCTCCCAAGTCTTGTACGCCGCCATTGTTCCTTCAAATTCTTCTAGGTCCAGTTTGCCTTGACGCGCCACGGCAAATTTCTGCACTGCATCAGCCGCAACGCCAATCTCTTTACCAAAGCCTTCTTCAGCAGAAACCATATCCCTGGTTACACCACTGGTCTGGGTAGGCAATGCGCCTGGTTGAATGGTGCCGCTGACCTCGTTAAAACCTCTCGGTATTGTTGCCATAATATTTCCCTATGCTTGAGCCATTGCGAATGAACCAGCAGAACTTAATAGACTGCCCATAAAAGCCCTATTGCCTCTAGCTGATGGATTGATTGTCGATGCTTTATTTCTTGCCGCTTCTTCCTTACGCTTGTAGTTCAGCCGCTTAAGTTCATTAGCATCTTCAGCAAACTGACGATTCCTCTCGATGATCCCACGCTCCTCGGCCTCGATCACATTGGTGCTATGAATAACATCTACCGGACTGCCACCACTTATCCTGACATTCCTGCCAGCGTAAATTGTCCTGATGCTGGCTTTCTGGTGCAGAGACTTCCTTCGGACCCGCTTATCCGCGTCAACACTCGCGGCATTTACTCGCATCTGATCCAACGCAGTAATATCCTGGTTGTTCATTGCCTCCTGGACGATGGAATAGTACCAAGACAGTTCACTGTTTGCGTCAACAATAGCCTGGGTTCTAGCCCCTGATGCCTTCATAAAGGAAGCCCCCACGAACATAGCCTGGTTGTTAGATAACCCAGTGGCATCCGCACTCGCACCCTTAGAAGACATAGCCTTAACTCGGCTCCCAACCTTAGTAGGGTCATGCTCGGCACTAGGAGTTCCGCTTCCAGCACCATAATCCCACGGCCAGTATACGTCCCCCGCGCGGAAATCATCAAAGTAGTGGTCTAATTTATCAAGGAAAGGCTCCTTGTTGGATACTGGGTAGAAACTGTCAGATATGTTTCCCATCACTCTTCTCCTTTTCTATATTTGTTGACACGATACCCCTGCAACTGGAACCCTAACCGCTCGTATAGCTTGAGAGTTCTCTCAGGATGTATGCCAGACGAAACATCTACGGTAATCAAAACGGCACCTCTATCCCATGCCCACTTCTCATAAGCAGATATAAGTAATAACCCTGACGGGCCTCCCCTATACTCCTCCCTAATGAAGTAGCAAAGCTCATTGGCCATAAGATCGTCACTGAACTGGTGCGGGTTGATCAGGCCAAGAAACATCCCAACGGGAGAACCGTCCTCCTCGGCTATGAATGAACAGCCCGCCTGTACCATAAACTCTGAACGCAGGAAAGAGGCCAGCCTGTCCTCGTTAAAACTCATGCCGACAAAAACAGGCGATTCCCCATGCAACTCTTTGCTCATAGCAACGATAATAGGAATATCGTCTGGAGTACCTTCCCTAATCACCAGGGCACTCTCTTTAAGCTGAACCAAGTTCTACCTCCAGGGTTGTGGATAGGATTGATATAGGGCTTGGGTCTGATTGTCTAATCGCTATCTGCCCACTGCGTGACCATGCTGGGTCCAGTTGTATCTCTATTTCATCGGATGACATTTCCGTGGGTGCGTCATACGCTTCAGATGTTCTTTGTGCATACTCGCGCAAGTGGTCAAAGTCTGGACCAACCTTAATCCCCCTGGCCTTGTTAACTCGCAGATATGCTTTGGCTATTGACTTGAAAGTCCCTTGCCCAAGGCCATCCCCTTTAGCGACAACCAGCGGAAGTGTTTTCAAATCAGAGGTGTACGGCAGTCCCGCATGAATACGCGCCGCCCCCCTGCTTAAGGTGATAGAACCGTTAGCCGCTACCGTCTGGGACGCAACCACTGATCCGTCCGCGAAAATTGCAACGGACTCACCCACAAGATGGTGCAATCCGTTCACAACCGTTATCTCTTTCCTGGCTTTACCACCAGTGATGTAAGTGCTGTAAGCAGAACCATCGACTGCCGCAGGAGTTGCCGCCGTGTTGTAAAGCTCAAAGGTGTTCGTTGTTTTATTCTTTACCGTGTACCGGTTACCGTTAAGCTCGGTCATCCCAGTGTCAATACCAAGACCAGCCAGGTCTGTGATCTGCACAACATCATCATCAGAGAAGCCGTGAGCCGCCGCTGTGACCACCGGGGGGTTTGCCGTGGTGACAGCCGTGATTGCCTGTGGGTCATCATAGGACAAGCCAGAGTCAACATGAAAAGCATCCCTTATGTCTGAGAATATCCTGGAATGGAACCGCTCAACAAACCTTCTATCGACTCCATTGACTCTGCGTTTCACGACAGCATATGTCATCTTTTCCCCGTTAGACTCAGGGATAACACACACAGACTCAAACTCACCGGCAGTTGTATGATGGTGCCAGCCAAGCACATCCGGTTTCTGGCCAGACAGGTATGTCAGTCCAAGCAGTTCACCGTCTGATCGAACAGCCCAGATAATGGATACGGGGGTACTGGAATAATCCCAATCAGAAATGGTATACCCATCGAACAGGTGAGGCGCGATAATAGATATATCTCTAGGCTTATATTTATCAGTCTCGAAGGAATAGTTCATGTCATACACATGACCCCCTAAATCAGCGACAAATAGAACCGCATCACCAGATACGATAGGGGGTTTATTACTTGAGCCAACATAGCTTTGCGGGCGCAGTGAGATAGTGGTCGGTGTTAAGGCATCAGAGTTCTGAGTTGCCAGCTTCCACTCGGTTGCTGATGTAAAGATTATCAGTTCATCTAATGGGATGAGGTGCCTGATGCTATTGTATTGTCTGGCTGACAGGGTAAAGAGTATTGAGTCATCGTCTTGTGACGGGATCGACTTAGATAGATTCGATTCAGTACCAGGGCGTGTCATCCAGGTAGACTGCGGGTCATTGTTGGTCGATGCAAAAACCCTTCGCTGGTCATGGTAAGACACGGTTGAAGGGTAATCATTGGCACCGTTGAATGGGGTTTGATTCTCAGGAGGAGAGATCAGGACATCGGCGCTGATGTTGTCATCAACAAATGAGAGGTCAGATGTTTGCCCAATGTACCCGAAGACCCCATTATCTTCTTTGTATACGTTGTACCTGGAAGCGCCGGACACGGCACTCCATGAAATTGTATTCTTGTTGCCCGCTACGGATAAATCCTGGGAGGACGTTGTCACCTCTAATGAAGCTAAAGATTCTTCCAGCGTATCTGACAAGGCAGTCGCAACATAAGTGTATGTGTTTGACCCCGAAGAGGGTGAAGCTGATAGCGACACTCCTGTTTGCACTGCTATGGTCGGCGCAAATGTTATTGTTGCCAACTGCCAATTTGAAGCACCCAGCCTCTTAAGCTCACGCGGAGCGTAACTAGGATGCACAATAGTCATCACATCAGCGGACTGTGTGTAGTTCAGGTCAAATAGGTCGGCAGTGACGTATGGTGTAGTGAGCGTATAAACCCTGGCAGATGTTCCGCCGGAGGACCATGCGGTGTAGGCGGATGAATCAATTGCATTATCTTGCAGGTCGGTAAGCTCAAAGGTTGTCGCTGTCTTGTTGGCAATCTTAAAATATCTGCCATTAAGTTCAGTTGTCCCCACGATCCCAGATAGATAAACTTCGTCCCCATTAGTATAGCTGTGGGTTGCTGTAGTAACCACGCACGGGTTCGCCAGGGTCACTGCGGAGATGTTAAACCCTGATTCTAGTACAGTAGAGCCTTCTGTGTGTATCCGAACATACAGGTTGCCAAACTCCAGGCTGTAGGCTTGGTCCGTGCTAAAAATAAACGGGATCAATGTGACAGCGGTTGACCCGCCATCCTTCACTTCTTTAACAAACTGCAAGCCTGGGCGATTTACCGCAGGTCCATGCGGCAGTGGATGAAAGTTCAGCATCTCTGCCGAGCCTGTCTGGTAGTGGTTAAGGTCGATACGCCCAAGCATCTCAGGGGCGATGACTCCTCCACCAAATGAACGCTGATGGATTCTGGCCATTATGTCCTCGCCTTAATACCGCTCGGTTGATAAGTTCTTAGGTCCAGGTCTGCTTTGCTAACGCCATGAAGTTTCTGCTGGTTAGCATCAATTGTTGCCGCCTCCCCTAATGTTGCCTGGAACTGCTCTATGGTAACCTGCTTAATCTTAGGGTCACGGGTTAATGGTAACGCCAGATAAGAAGCCAGTTTCCACGAAAGCGCATGAACAAACACAGGAGGATACTTCGATGTGTCCTCAATGGTTGCCGTGTACCACAATTCAGCAGGGTCCACTTCTGCAAGCACAACCGTGCCATGAGTGGAATGGGATTCAATCTTGTATTCTGTGGGAGTGCCGTAGTCCTCTGCTACCAACCCCCTGGCAACCAGAAACGGGTTGGGGATTGTAAACCAATAGCTCCACCCAGACGGAGCATCGACAGAGAGTTTTGATAGTAATTGCCTTTGCCTCGCGAATCCCCAATCACGCACTGACAAGGTTTCGTCCCTGGCAATCGGATAAAACTTCTTACAGAGAGCGGCCTGGGTTGAACCGTCAGGCGGAGCAATCGCTGTGATCTCGGCAGGGTCGGCAATATGACCCAGTGCCAGGTTACATATATCGACTTCAGAAGACATCCATGTTCTCCTCTATACAATAAGGTACTAACTCATGTTATTTGCTGGATTTACCGCTCCTGCTACGGGTCTTTCTCTTGACAGGCTTTGGCGCGTCTTCCGCTAAAGCTAGTCGTTTATGTTGCGGTTCCAATAGAGACTCACCAACCGGTTCCTCCCAGGGAGGCTTCCGTTCTTTGTTGATGTTCCCTGCGGCTTTGGTGCCTTTAACATTTGAGGTCAACGGCATTGCCGATTTCTCGATGATAGGAGCGTCAACATCTCCCATCCATGTGCCTCGCGCTTCATCGTCCCGGATTTCAAAGACATCACCAACCCTGCGGCGCTGGGCATCGTAGTATCCAGGTTTGAGAGCTTTTACTTTTATCATCTAATTCATCCTTTAAAAGTGAACCTGGTAGAGGGGCCGAAGCCCCTCATACCAAGCCAGGAGGAGCTGACCGTTAAATAGCGTCAGCAGTGGAAACCCAAGAATAAGCCTCTTGATCCGAAATATACGCATCAACCGTGACCGTTGGCGATGTGCCACCCAAAACATACTCAACGCCGATATAGCGAAGTACCTTTTCAGCAGGAACTACCATTGAGAAGTTTGCCCCTGCGGTCAAGTCAGTAGAAAGCATAATGCGCTCTACCAGGACCGTGCCGAGGCTAGTTGCCGCACCGGTAGCGATGTTGAACTGATAAGTCTCATCACCCGTGGTGAAGTCAGCGGCTACCGTTACATTGAAGTGAACGAAGAGCGGTTTACCTGCGCCAACCTGCCGAGCAGTCTGAGTAAGGTCAACCACGTTTGTGCTATCTGCGGAAGCAGTCAACGCTTGTGCGCTTGAAAGCTCAAGACGCGAATCAATCATAGACATAATATTTTCTCCATAAAGGAAGTTGAAGTTTTATTGAACTACCAATTTATTTATCGGTAGTTATACAATCC